CTGGGTATAAAAATATTGTCCATGGGGACGCCGTAAAGATCGCAGAGGGAAAGCAGCTTGTCCGCCGGGGGAAATCGCTTGCCGATCTCCCAATTATAAATCGTGCGGTTGCTGACCCCAATGGATCTTGCGGCGTCTGCCTGCTTCATTCCACGGTTTACGCGGGCGGCGCGGAGGGTAACTTGAAAGCTCATAGCGTGAACTCCTTTCGTTCGATTTAATCTAACATTATAATACCACCGGCGAAAAAGGATGTCAAGCAAAAAGTTAGGTTAAAGTGAAAAATAGTTCTTGCAATTCGATTAAAAATGACTTACAATGGATTTAACAAAAAAAGGGGTGAATCCAATGGGGCAAGAAGAAATCTGTGCAGTTTTCGCACGGAATCTAAATAAATTGATGGTACGGGAGAACCTGAAACAAAGCGATCTCGTATTAAAATTGAACGTATCGAAAGCCCAGGTATCAGACTGGTGCGCCGGGAAGAACATTCCCAGATCGAACTATCTGGCTTCGCTGGTAGACCTGTTCGGCTGCCAGCTTTCGGAACTCATGAGCGAAAAACAGCCCGCCCCCACGAATGAGGACGGGCTGGCGGAAGATGATAAGCGGATTATTGAGCTTTTACATCAGCTAACGCCGGAGAACCGGGAGCGGATCGTTGAGATAATAAAAGCTCTTGCATCGCAATAAGTACGGCGGCTTGCTTCTCCGGCAGTAAGTTGCGGAAGGTTTCCAGAAATTCAAGGTCTGTCATAGGTTGGATGCTCCTTTCTATTTGAAACCCCGGCCCGCCGAAGCGGGACCGGGGAAAGGGGAGTGGGCCTATGAGAACGATAGACCCATTTAGCAAGAAAGTCCAATTCAAAGGGCGGATTTCTCTTGCAAAAAACTTGCAAGGAGGGGAAACGGTGAATTTTTCGGAAAAGGCGAGGGCAATGCGCATGAAAAGCCCGCTGACCCTGCGGGAGATCGGCGAGCAGTGCAATGCATCGGAAAGCATGGTATCGCGTTACATTTCTGGCGCGGTGAAACCGCCGGACGATGTAGCCGAAAAGATTCTGGATGTTCTGCGGAACAGTGAGCAGGACGATGACCGGGGCATTTATGCCGCGCACATCGACGATCTGCGGCGGCTGATCCGCCAGCAGCAGAGGGAGAAGTGGGTATTGTTCGGGATTCTCACGTTTCTTTTGATTTTTCTGCTGCTGCTCTATCTGGACGCTACTCACGGGGCCTGGGGCGCGATCCGTTACATAGAATAAAAGCCGCCTGAGTGCTGGAACACTCAGACGGCAGATGATACCACCAATCGCAATCACGACAAAGCCAAAGGAGGATCAATCACAGTATAGCACGATCCCCCTGGAGATGCAACAGGAGGAAAGGAAAAAATGGCGAAGAAAAGTAAATATGGCGTCCGCAAGGACGGGCTGCACGAGGCGATCCGCACCATCAACGGCAAGCGGGTAGCCTTTCGCGGCAAGACTGACAGAGAGGTAGACCGCAAGATCTTAGAGTACAAGCTGGAGGCGGAGAAGGGCCGGAATTTCCCGGTAATCGCGGACGAGTGGGAGCGGGAGCACGAGAGCGAGATCTCCGAATCATCCCGGCGGGTATACAGCTACGCCGTGAAGCGGCTGAAAGAGGCGTTTCCGGGGCGGGCGTCAGAGATCGAGCCGGTAGATGTGCGGAACTACATCAAGCGTTTTGAGGCGCAGGGCCGCAGCGCCAACAGCGTCGGCATTGAGCTGGCCGTCTGCCGGATGATTTTCGCCCATGCCGTCATCAAGGGAGACATCAGGATCAGTCCGGCGGCGGAGATCAAGAAGAGCCGGGGCCTGCCCTGCAAAAAGCGGGAGGCACTGACGGAAGAGCAAGAGGAGGCCGTCCGGGCGGCGGGCAAGGCTAAGACGGCCCGCTGGTGGCTGTTCGGCTATCTGCTGCTTTACACCGGATGCCGCCGGGGTGAGGCGCTGGCGTTGACGTACCGCGACATTGACCGCAAAGCCGGTGTGATCCACATCGACAAGAAGGTCAACTACGCAACCACAAAGCCGGTTTTGGAAAATCACCTGAAGTCGGATAACGGCCTGCGGGATATTCCCCTGCTGCCGCCTCTGGCGGAGGCGCTTCCGAAAAATCGGATCGGACTGCTGTTCCCTGGTGGCGATGGGGGCTATATGACGCCCTATGAGATCACGCGGGAGTGGCGGCACTACTGCCGGGACGTGGGCCTGAATCAGATCCAGCAGGGTGAAAACGGTGAGACGGTGGAAACGTTCCCCATCACGCCGCACTGCTTCCGGCACAGCTTTGCGACGATCTGTTACGAGGCGGGGCTGGACCCCAGACAGGCGGCTGGCCTGCTGGGCGATACGCCGGAGGTGGTGGAGGCGGTTTACACCCATCTGCGGCAGGACCGGAGGCAGACGGCAGCCGAAAAGCTGACGGCGTATTTCGACGAGAAACCCGTCTCGCAACTGTGAAGTTACTGTGAAGTTTTTATTCAATTTTTCTACATCAGGTTACATCAAAACGCAATTCTAAAAAACGCCGGAAGCGTTGAAACTGCGTTGTTTGATGGACTTTTGTGCAAACTGGTGTAATGGGGTGCAGATGGTGAATAAATAACCGTCTGTTAACACTTTATGAGGATTTCATGGGGATTTTTGGCTATACTGTGAACGTACTGTGAAGCATGGCGAAAACGGCATAAAAAATCAGCGGCTCGGATGGTTCCGGGCCGCTGTTCTTTTTCGGTTGTCAATGCTCCCAGCTGCGCTTCTCGGTGTCCTGCATGGTCTCAATGCCGGGGCGCTGGTGCTTCAGCTCTGCGAACCGGGCGAAGGCTTTCCGGCGCTCCGTGCCGAAATATTTCTCGTCCAAAACGCACTCCGTGGTGCCGTCCTCATAAGTGCGGACGATCCGCACAAAATAGATCACCGGCTTGCCTCTGTAACCGGGGTCGCGGGTCAGTTCCAGCCGGTCACGGTATGCGGCAGTCGCAAGGGCGGCGTATCGCTCCGCCAAGGCTGCGCGGTACTCGGTCAGCTGGCCGATCAGCTCGTTACACCGGGCAATCATCCGGGCGGCGCTGTCATCGTGGGCCTTGATACGGTCGGCGGTCAGGACGTCGGGCCGGAGCAGATAGGCGGTCAGCCGTATTTCCGCTTCCCGGCTGGGGTTGCCGTAGCGCTGGAATAGGTCAAGATAGCTCATGGGGCGCTCCCTTCTGCGCCTTCCTTGCGGCGCGGTATGTTTCGTAGACATCGGCGGCGGGAAATTCCTTCATGCAACAGTTCCACTTTGGACGTGGGGTTTTCCGAAGATAAACGATCTCGCCGTCGTCATGATGCAAGTACCACTTTTCAAGGGTCCCGTCGTGGTTGAGTGTGTATCTTGTGGGGGCTGCGGTCGTGGCCATAGTGCTGTCCTTTCTGCCCTCGTTACCTCCGGGGCGGGCGGTTGCGACTAAAGCGTTTTAGTGCTGTGCGTCATAGGCAGAGAGCGCGCTTACAAGCCTATCCTCCCAGCGTTTTTCATTCTCTTGGGTGGTCTTGCTCATATCGTTTTCAAAGCCACAACAAGCCTTGTAAAGTGGGCACCTCTCGCAATGGGTAAATGCGTATTTGTCGCAGAACTCGGCGCAGATACGGCGCTCAATCTCGTATGTGGAATTCATGCGGTGACCTCCTCGCAGCTGGTGACGGTCCAATAGGCGATCCCGTCGGGGCTGTGCTCGTCGCTCCCCCAACCGATTACCGTTCCGGCGGGGATGGGGGCAAAAGCTAAAAGGGCGTCATGCCGGGAAGTGCGTGTATTTTCGAGGCGGATTAAATATTTCATGTTCAATACTCCTTTCAGGTGGTGGCGCGCCCCGGTCAAGCCGGGAGCGCGTCGGAGGTGGATTATTTCGTGAATGCTTCATCAATGGTCATTCCATCGTGCAAGCGCTTCCAAAGCGTTCCGTATTTGATGCCGAGGATGTCGGCCCACTCCGGCAGCGTGTGCGTCTCGCCGTTCCAAGAGATTTTCGAAACGTTGCGCTTGTTCCTCTGCTGCTCCGCCATAGTAATCCAGCGGCAGTTTTCCGGGCAATAATTACCGTTTACGTCGATGCGGTCAATAGACAATCCTTCCTGGTATCCGTTTGCAAGTGCCCAATCGCGGAAAGATGGATAATTATTCCGCCATTCGCCGCAAACGCGAATACCTCGCCCCCCATAGTCGGGGTACTGTCTCGCATTTGGATTATAACAGCGGTCCTGCATCCCTTTCCATTTGTGATACAAGAGGCTTTTGCTGCCGCCGTGCTGCGGATGTGTTTCATCATGTAGGCATCCGCAACTACGTTTTGCGCTGTGGCCTTTCCGGGTGAGTTTATTCCCCCACACAAGGCATTTATTTCCGCAATCGCAAAGGCACTCGTAAATAATGCCGCCATCTGGGCCTCGCTGGTCTGTCTGCTGGATCACGGTTAGGCGCCCAAAGCGCCGTCCGGTTAAATCGTGGATATTCATTGTTTAACCCCATTTCCGGGGCGGCTCAGCAGGCCGCCCCGATTTTCTCAAATGCGCTATCTTCACGCCCGCCGCTGAAAATCTGGCTTCCATACTTCCGGCGGATCTCGTCCATTGTGGCCTTGCCACGTCTCCACTTGCGGCCCTCTTCGGGGTGATGCCAATACCATCTTTCCTTGTTCTGGGACCAATGGAAACCGGCGGCTTTCAGCTCGTCCTTGTGGGGCTTCGTATTGCCTCCGCACCACACCCAAGAGCCGACCAACTCAACTTCCAGATCATCAAACTTCATCAGAAAGTCGATGATGTCGCGGAACTCGGCGGCGGTTTCGGTGGTCTGGTGGTACTCGTCCGCGCTGGCGTTGTGCTGCTTCTTCAGCATTTCAAAGAGGGCGTCGTGCTCGGCGTTGATCTGCTGCATGGCCTCAGTGCTGCCGCCCATGTCGGGGTGATACTTCATAGCCAAGCGGCGATACTGCTTTTTCAGCTCGTCCAAGGTCTTTACATTCTCGAAATATTTCATCATGGTGTTATCCTTTCTGGCCTGTCGGCCTGTGGCGTTGTCGTGTTTGCTGTTGTTGCCTGAATTATAAGGCGGACTGATACGAGCTGTCAAGGGGGTTTTTGCAAATTCGTGCAGGTTTGGCAGGTTCGCACAGTATCAGGCGGACTTTTTTGTGCATGTTGTCAGGCTGACTTATACGCGCCTATGCGATATAATAAGACGCAAAAGGAGGTGTAGCCATTGGAGCACAAGGAATTGAGGACCAGCGACGCCCAGCGAAAAGCCTCCCTCAAATGGGAGCGCGAGAACAACGAGAAAGTCACGGTCAAGCTGAGGATCGGCACCGACCCCAGCAAGGCCCAGATCAGAGCGGCAGCAGCCGCCGCAGGCCAGAGCGTCAACGCCTGGATCATTGAGGCGATCCGGGATAAGCTGTAACGAGCGCAGAGCGTCGAGGGATAACACCCCCGGCGCTTTTCTTTTTGTGAGCGGGGGCGGGGCGGCAGCAGCAGCGGCACAGCGAGAGAGGGAGAAAAGGGGAGGGGGGACTATAGGGTGGAGAGAATATGAGAGTGAGAGGGTGTTATAAGCTTCTAATAAGCATCTAATACTCACAGAGAGATTATATATATACTTGCTTCCACCGAAAGAGTACCGGAAGAAGGAGACACGGCGAATAAAAAACGCGAGAGAACGAGAGGAAACGGGAGCAGAACGGAGCATTTGCGAGGTATTCGGAGATATTCGCAGATTGGCGGCAATTCCATTTTCCGGTGCAATTTAAAGGGCTATTAAATATTTCCGTTGTGGCTGCTGGCTTTCGGCTGTTGCTGTGTCGATTCTGTGTATTTCCTCTCCCGGTCTGGCAATTCCTGTTGGCTGCTCCGGCTGGGGGCTGATTCCATCAGGACGGGCCGAGGCTTCACCGGCTGGGGGTCAGGGGGCCAGAGGTAGAGACCAGAGAGCAGGGGGTTAGGGGGGTAGCGGAAAAACAGGGGGTGTCTCTCGCGCAGGGTATAGGGCTATATGCACACATCCCCTCTCCCCCCCCCAAGAACTTGCAAGACATCTGCGGGGAGCTATGCCGGTGCTTCCTCTGGGGGTGGCGGAAAAAGAGGGTGGGGGATTTTATGTAGAACATTACGAAAATAACTGAAACCCATTGTGTCCGCTTGACGAAATATGCTTGAATGAAGTTGGCGGGATAGAACCCGCCTGCCTCCTATGTCAGACGCCAGTTTTCACCTTCAGTTCCTTTCCTGTTGCCCGGTGGGTACGAACAGCCCACCGGAGCATGGTTTCGTAGCTCAGTTGGAAGAGCGAGCGGTTGTTAACCGCTGGGTCGCAGGTTCGATCCCTGCCGGGACCGCCAGAATTTTTTGTGAGAGGGGGCCGGGGCATGGCTTATCAGAAGAAAAATCCCACTGCGGAAGAGCGCAAGGCGCACATGGATAACATGAACAAGAAGGCCGCCGCGGCCCACAGGAAACAGACGATTGAGAAGATCAAGGCGTTCCTGAAGCAGTCTGAGGAATACTTTGACGCGCAGGACCGGCTGGAGCAGGCATACAGCGAGGCGGGCCTTGCCAATGCGATGCGATGGACGGTTCAGCGGCTTCAGGGGTATTACGACTACAACGATGGCCGGGAGGCAGAGGTGGTCGAAGCGCAGGTGGAAGCCTTTGAAGCGGGCAATGAGGAGATCGACGATCCCCGCTGCGTTATGAGCTACTACGTGCGGCTGGCCTATCAGCGGATTCAGGAGCAGATCGACACCAGCCCTATCTATCAGGAAAAGGGCATGGTGACGCGAGGCATTTTTCTGAACAAACAGAAGCGTCTGGGCGGCTATCAGGACAAGCAGGAGACCCGCCAGGACATCAGCGTGAACGTGACCTTCGGGGACGGCGTGGACGCAAGCGACTTCAAGTGAGGAGGCGGCGAGGTGAACGGCCTGATTTTGGTTTTATCCCTGATCTGCGGTGCGGCCAGCATGGGCGCTGCCGTATGCGCAGTGCTGATTTTGCGGCTGCTGCGGGAGATCAAAGCCCCCTCCCCCACGGAACCGGAGAAGCCGGAGGCGGAAGAGCCTACGGACCGGCAGAAAAGCGTGGAGCAGGGCATTGACAACCTGATGACCTACGATCTGAACACCATGAAAGCCAGCCTGAAGGGGCGGGAGGTGTGATATGGCGGTTACGGTACAGCAGATTTTCGACATCGCCATCCACCTGATGGATTCCCAGAACGAATCCACCGGCTCCACGGACACGGCGGACACCAAGGAGTACAAGCTGCGGACCGTTTCTCTGCTGAACAGCGTGCTGGACCGTGCGTTTCCGTACAGCGACAACTACCGGGAAGCGCTGGAAGCGGCGGGCGGCAAGCGGCCTATCTGCCCCAAGGTGGCGGATATGGCGGACGAGGTGGCGCTGGATGAGCGGATCTGCACCGGGGCGCTGCCCTACGGTCTTGCAGGTCTGCTGCTGCTGGAGGAGGATCCCAGCAGAGCCAACTTCCTGTGGCAGACGTTTCTGGAACAGTTGGAACTGTGCCGCCAGAGCCTGCCCAGCGTGATCGGTGACGTGGAAAACCTGTACGGCGGCATTGAACACGGGGAGTTTGGGGCATGGTGGTAGATGGGACGTGGGTCTACCGCTGCCCTATCTGCGGGAAAGCGCTTCAGCACATCGAACCGGGCAGTGTGATCTACAACACGCCTATTTACTGCCGAAGATGCAAGGTGAGCCACTATCCCACCATTTTTGAGGGGCGGGAGCTGGATACAGACGTCCCCTTCCCCCTGAAAACCGAATAAAAACGAGAGCCCAACGAGGCCATGAGAACGGCGAAAGCCGTTTCTTGTGGTCTCGTTTTTATTTTGTCAACAAAGCCAGACCAGGCTTTGAAAATACAAAGATCCGGCCAGACCAGGCCGGGGAAAGAGGCCAATATGGACGAAAACATGAACCAGATCCCCGAACAGGAGCCCGAAACTACGGACGCCTTTTTGGACGATTGGGAAGGCGGCGCGGAGATGACGGCAGACCAGCCGGAGGAGACCGTAGAGCCGGTGGAGATTGGCGAGGAAACGCCTGTCGAGGACCCCAGTGAGAGCGCAGAGACGCCGGAAGAGGGCACCGAGCCTCCCGCAGACGCGGAACAGGCAGCCCAGACGCAGCAGACCGAGGCGGAGACCGTGGACGCACGGCCCCAGACATGGGAACTGCGGCACATGGGCGAGGTGCGGCAGGCCAACGAAGCGGAAATGGTGGCACTGGCCCAGAAGGGCATGGACTACGACCGCATCCGCAGCCAGTATGACGAGTTTAAGCCTGTGATGGAGATGGTCAACCGCTTTGCAAACCAGCAGGGGTTGAACACCAAGGAATATATTTCCATGCTCCGGGCGCAGGCCAAGCAGGCCGAGGGTCTGAGTGAAGCGGACGCACGGCGCTCCGTGGAGCTTGAGGACCGGGAGGCCGTTGTGGCCGCCGCAGAAGCAGAGCGGCAGGCCCAGCAGGACGCCATGGCGCAGGCCCAGCGGGCCGAGGCCGAGGCGGCAAGCCGCCGACAGGCGGACATTCAGGAATTTCAACAGACATTCCCCGAGGCAGCAAAGGACCCCAACAGCATCCCACCTCAAGTGTGGGCAGACGTGCGGAACGGCTTTTCTCTGGTAGCCGCCTACGCCCGGTACGCCGTGCAGCAGGCGCGGCAGGACGCGGCAGACGCCAAGCGGGAGACCGCCTCCGTACAGCAGAACCAGCGGAACGCGGAGCGCTCCACCGGCAGCATGAGAAGCGCCGGGGACAACTCCAAGACGCGGGACGATTTCGGAGACGCCTTTGACAGTGCCATGTAACGGCTCTTTTGCCTATGGGGAAACCGAATGAAAGAGAGGTTTTTACCTATGGCTATCAACTACGCAATTAAGTACGCAACCAAGATCGCGGAGCGCTTCAAGAAGGCCTCCATTACCGCCGATGACTGCGGCAACAGCTATTCCTGGCTGAATCCCAACAGCCGCACCATTCGCATTGGCAGCGTGAACACCGTGCCCGAGACCCAGTACACCCGCAGCGGCTCCAACCGCTTTGGCGAAGTCCATGACGTGGGCGACACCCTTCAGGAGATGACCTGCGAACAGCAGCCCGCCTTCTCCTTCACCATTGACGCGCTGGATCAGACCGATCAGGCCATCCAGAAGTCCGCAGGCAGCGCTCTGCGCCGTCAGCTGGACGAGGTGACCATCCCCGGCATGGACAAGCACCGCATCAAGAAATGGATCATGGGCGCGAACATCGCCGTCAAGGAAACTACCGCCCCCACCAAGGCCACCATCGGCGGCCTCATCATCGACCTGAACGCGAAGATGACCGACGCGCTGGTGCCTCTGGAGGGCCGCACCCTCTACATCGCCACCGAGTACTACAAGCTGCTCAAGCAGATGCCCGATTACATCGGCGTGGACGCTCTGGGCAAGGAGGCTCTGGCAAAGGGCGTTGTGGGCGAGTTCGACGGCTGCCGCGTGAAGCCCATCCCCACCAGCTACATGCCCGCCGGTGTGTACTTCTTCATCAAGCACAAGGGCTGCACCGTGGACCCTGTGAAGCTCCAGAAGTACAACATCCTGACCGAGGTGCAGGGCTATTCCGGCCCCGTGGTGCAGGGCGTGACCTACTATGACAGCTTCGTGCTGGGCGCCAAGGGCGACGGTGTTGCCGTTTGCGGCAATGCTGCGGTTCTGGCGGCACCCGTGATGTCTATTACCGGCCATGCTGTCAGCATCACCGCCGTGTCCGGCGTGGTGTTCAAGTACACCACCGACGGCACCAACCCCCGGTACTCCACCACCGCCGAGGTCTACACCGCCGCTGTGACCCTGACCGCCGGTCAGACCCTGCGGGCTGTGGCCACCGAGGACGGCTGCGTGGGCATCGAGGGCACCAAGGATTACGAATGATCTCATGGGAGGGGGCTGCGGCCCCTTCCCGCCTATATGGACGGAGCGGGTGCATGAACCCGGCCCGTCCGCCAGATATAAGGAGCGGTTATGCCTCGATATAAACAGACAGCAGGCGGAACGGTACAGGTGGATTTGGGGACGCTGAACCCCAAACAGAAGCAGTTCTGCCAGTCCCGGAGCCGGTACACGGCTTACGGCGGTGCCAGAGGCGGCGGCAAGACACACGTTCTGCTGCGGAAGGCAGCAGGCGGCGCGCTCACTTACCCCGGCATCAAGATCCTGATCGTGCGCCGGGAGTACCCGGAATTGGAGCAGAACATCATCCTGCCCATGCAAAAGCTGATCCCGTCGGAGGTGGGCAGCTACAACGGCAGTATGCGGATGATGTTCTTCTGCAACGGCAGCATTATCAAGTTCGGCCACTACGGCGCGGGAGACGATCAGGAATACCAGGGCCTTGAGTTTGACTGGATCTTCATGGAGGAGGCCACTCAGTTCTCGGAATCCCAGTTCCGCACACTGGGCGCGTGCTTGCGAGGTGCGACCAAGTTCCCTCGGCGGATGTACCTGACCTGCAACCCCGGCGGCATCGGCCACCTGTGGGTAAAGCGGCTGTTCGTGGACCGGGAATACCGGGAGGGGGAAAAGGCCAAGGATTACACCTTTATCCCCGCTACGGTGGACGATAACCCCCAGCTTTTGGAGGCGTCCCCGGAGTACAAGCAAATGCTGGACCTGCTGCCGGAGGATGTGCGGCGGGCGTGGCGTTACGGTGACTGGAACGCCATGGCAGGCACGTTCTTCCCGGAGTTCCGCAAAGAAACCCATGTGATCGCACCTTTTGTACGGGTGCCCCGGGAGTGGAAGAAATACCGGGCGTTCGACTACGGCCTTGATATGTTCGCCTGCCTTTGGGTGGCGGTGGACTTTGAGGGGCGGGCCTATGTGTACCGGGAGGTACAGCAAAGCGGCTTGATCGTCAGCGAAGCGGCAAAGCTGGCAAATGCCCTAACCCCGCCGGAAGAACACATTGAGTTTACCATTGCCCCGCCGGATATGTGGAACCGGCAGAAGGACAGCGGGCGGAGCATGGCGGAGATCTTCGCACAGTACGGGTTAGGACTGCTGAAAGCCAGCAACAACCGCGTTCAAGGATGGATGGCCGTCAAGGAGCTGCTGAAGCCCATGAAGAGCGACACGGACCGGCCCGGACTGCTGGTGACGGAAAATTGCGTGGGCCTGATCCGCAATCTGCCCTCCATCCAGCATGACGAGAAAAACCCCTCGGACTGCGCCACGGAGCCCCACGAGATCACCCATATCTGCGACGCTGCCCGGTATTTCTGTGTCACCCGCGTTCTGGGCGCGCAGAAAACCGTGGAAAAGATCGTGGACGATTTCGATGAGGGCGAGGACTACGATGACGTAATGACGGGCGGGGAAATGACCGCCGGTTATCTATCCTACGGATAAAGGAGGCCCAGACGATGGCTCAAATCACATCCAGCAACGATATTCAGGTGTTGAAGATCCGCCAGTTTTTGGGCCTGAACGAGAACCCGGACGGGGATACCAAGATCAAGAACGGCGAAATGAGCAAGATGCGGAACTTCCGTGTAACGCGGGAGAAGCACTTGCAGCTGCGCCCCGGCACTAAGACGGTCCTGAACCTGAAAACGGCATGGGACGCATGGTGTGCGGAGAGCGGCCACACGGCCCCCACAGCAAACCCGGTTTTCTCCGGCGCGTGGGAGGGCGTGGTAGACAGCAAGCAGCGGACCCTTGCCGCCTTCGGCGGGCTGATCTTCTCCCTGGACCCGGCAGCGGCAACAACCAAGGTTGTGGGCCAGTGTACGCAGGACCAGACCTCGTTCTTCGGGTTTTCCAACAAGGTTTACCTGCTGAACGGCCATGAATACATGAGCTGGGACGGCAAGGAAAACAGCAGCTTTGCGGCGGTGGAGGGCTATATCCCCACGGTGATGAACGCAACTACGCCTGCGGGCGGTGGGTTCCTGCTGGAAAACGTGAACCGGCTGACGGGCAAGCGGAAGGTGCTGTATTCCCCCGACGGCAAGGAGACGGTTTTCCACATCCCGGAAAAGACGGTGGACGAGATCATCTCCGTGAAGATCGGAGACAAGGCGCAGACCTTTACCCCCGACCTGAAGGCACGGACTTTCACCATCACCCCTGCTCCAGCCGCCGGTGTCAACACGCTGGAGCTGATTTACCGCAGCGGCAACGGAGAGCGGGCGCAGGTAACGGGGATGCGCTTCTCCGAGCTTTACAACGGCCAGACGGACAGCCGCGTGTTTCTATACGGAGACGGCACCAACAAGACCATTTACTCCGGCATTGATTCCGCCACTGGCAAGCCTTCGGCGGAATACTTCCCGGATCTGTACGAGGCGGAGGTGGGCGAGGCCAACACGCCTATCACCGGCATGGTGCGCCATTACGCACGGCTGGTGGTATTCAAGCAGGACGCTACCTACTCCATGAGCTATTCCACGCTGGTAACGGCTACGGACGTCACCACGGCGGCGTTTTACGTGACCCCTGTCAACCGGCAGTTCGGCAACAAGGCTCCGGGTCAGGTGGACATTCTGGAGAACAACCCCCTTACTCTGGACGATCAGGCGGTGTACCGGTGGCGGAGCGTATCCACCAGCGGCAATATCACCTTTGACGAGCGGAACGCGGAACGGATCTCCGACCGGGTAGAAGTGACGCTGCAAGGCTTTGATATGGCAGAGACCCGGACCTTCAACCGGAAATCGGCACAGGAATACTGGTGGATGTACGGAGACAAGGCGCTGATCCTGAACTACGGCGCGGACGCATGGTATCTCTACACCGGATTGAGCTTCTGGGCCATGGTGGAGGTGGGGCTGGAGACCTACGGCTTCCGGCCTGACGGCGGCGTGGTGCATCTTTCCCGGCAGTACCGGAACGATGACGGCAAGGACATTGACGCCTACGCCGCTACCGGCTCCATGGATTTTGACCGGGACTGGGTGCTGAAATACAGCCCGCTTATTTTCGTGGCAATCCAGCCGGAGAGCAACGCGCGGGTGCATGTGACGGTGGAGACCAACCGCCGCAGCGACTACCCGGAGAAAATCGTGTCCTCCGGCCTTGCCACCTTTGCCCATGCGGACTTCGCCCACTGGTCTTTCGGCACCAACCGAAAGCCGCAGGTACGGCGGGTGAAGATGAAGGTGAAGAAGGCCACCTTCTACAAGCTGGTATTCAAGAGCAAATCGGCATCGTCTACCGCAACGGTTCTGGAGACGGACGTGCAGCTCCGCTATACCGGAAATGTGAAATAAAGGGGTGAACCCATGAGCAAACAGACGATGACCCCTGAGCGGGTCGGCAAGGAATACAACGCGGGCATCAGCTTCAACAGCGGCATTGACCTCTATGACTGCGTGGAAACCAACGAAAATTTCTTCATTGGTAAGCAGTGGGAGGGTGTGCAGAGCAACGGCCTCCCCACCCCCGTATTTAACTTTCTGAAACGAGTGGTGCTGTTCTCCGTGGCGAATATCTCCACGGACAACCTGAAACTATGGGCGCGGGCCATGTCCTCCAGCGGAGAGCGGAATACACAGACTTTGGAGCTGGTGGCCGACATTCTCAACGATCAGTTTGCGTCCATCTTCGAGCACAACAGCATCGGCGGGCGCATCCGGGAGTATACCCGCAATGCCGCTGTGGACGGTGACGGCTGTATGTATACCTACTGGGACGATACGGCGGAGACCGGACAGGCCAGCAAGGGGGCCATCCGCACGGAAGTCCTGATGAATACGCAGGTTTTGTTCGGCAATCCCAACAACCGGGACGTGCAGAGCCAGCCCTACATCATTCTGGAACGGCGGATGCTGCTGAGTGAAGCCCGGAAGCGAGCCAAGCGGTACGGCAAGGACCCGGACGAGATCCAGCCGGACAACAAGGACTGCGGAAACAACTACATGGATTCCATGAGCGGCAGCGGGAACAAGGTGACGGTGCTGCTCCGGCTGTGGAAGGATGACGAGACCGGCACCGTCCACGCCTACGAGTGCACCCGGCAAGCGGAGATCCGGGGCGATCTGGACCTCGGCATCAAGCTGTATCCCCTGACGTGGATGAACTGGGACTATGTGCAGGACTGCTATCACGGACAGGCGATGATTACCGGTCTGCTGCCCAACCAGATCTTTGTGAATAAGCTGTTTGCCATGTCCATGATCTCCCTCATGACACTGGCCTATCCGAAGGTGGTATATGATTCCACCAAGGTAGCCAAATGGACCAACAAGATCGGCGGGGCTATCCCGGTAAACGGAAGCGTGGAGGGCGTGGCGAAGATCATTGACCCGGCCAGCATCTCCCCCCAGATCAGCCAGTTTATCGACATTGCCATCAGCTACACGCAGAAGTTCCTCGGCGCATCGGACGTGGCGCTGGGCGATACCCGGCCGGACAACACCTCCGCCATTATCGCCTTGCAGCGGGCGGCGGCAACGCCTATGGAGCTGACGAAGCAGAACCTTTTGCAGAGTATTGAGGATCTTGGCCGCATCTACATGGAGTTCATGGGCGAATACTACGGAGAGCGGTATGTGGAGATCTCCAACCCCTATGACAGCAGCAAATTGGTGGTTCCCTTTGACTTCTCCATCCTGAAGGAGATTCCCTTCACCATCGGACTGGATGCGGGCGCGGCTTCCTACTGGAGCGAAATCGCCGCCATGCAGACCCTTGATAACCTGCTGATGCAGGGCAAGATCTCCACGGTGGAGTATCTGAAGCGTCTGCCTGCTGGACAGATCACCGACAAGGAGGCGCTGATCCAAGCCCTCCAGCAGCAGGAACGTGCCATGATGGGTGGTCAGCCGGGAGCAGAGGGCGAACAGCCTGTTACCGAAGAGGAATCCGTCCCCATTCGGGGCGGGGCCGGATACGGCCAGTTGCAGCGGAAAATCAACGAGACCGGCGAAGTGCCGAAAACGGAGGTAGGTGCTTAAATGGAGAAGCGATTGACAGCGGATCTGAACGTGGTAGCCAACTCCAATCTGGAAATCCAACTGCTGGACGGCGACCTGAACATCATTCAGAAGCTGGATGACGAACCCAACGACGTGGGCGGTCTGACCAGTGCGGAGCTGAAAGCCAAGTTCGATGAATCCGGCAACATCATCAAGAAGTACATCAACGAGACCCTGATCCCGTCGGTTCTGACGGATGACGCCACAGAAAAGAGCCGCAAGCAGGCGGAGGCGGCGCGTGTCGTAGCAGAGCAGGGGCGCGTGACCGCCGAAGAGGGCCGGGTATCTGCTGAATCTGGGCGGGTATCCGCTGAGCAAGGCCGGTCTGAGGCCGAATCCTCCCGCGTCTCTGCTGAAAACGCCAGAGCGCAGGCAGAGACCGCCAGAGCAGACGAGACCGCCGGTATTGTAGCCCGTGCAACCGCACAGGCCAATGCGGCGGCGGGCAGCGCGTCCCAAGCCGCAGGCAGTGAGCAGAGCGCCAAGGACGCGGCGGGTACGGCCACCGGCGCGGCAAGCTCCGCCAGTCAGTCAGCGGCGGCATCGGCCAGCTCCGCGTCTCAGGCCAGCGCGGCAGCGGCGGCAGCGGCGCAGAGCGCGGCCAGTGTGGACGGTATCAACAAGACCGCCCAAAGCTGGGCCGTAGGCGGTACCGGTACCCGCCCCGGGGAGGACACGGACAACGCCAAATACTGGGCGCAGCAGGCGGCGGCAGCGGTTGGCGGCGACTTCGCTACCAAAACGGAGGCGCAGGGCTATGTATCAACGCATAACCAGAGCGTTGACGCCCACGCCGACATCCGGGAGGCACTGAACGGCAAGGCGGCGGGGAAACACGCCAGCCAGCACGGAACCAACGGCAGCGATCCCATCACTCCCTCTGCCATCGGAGCCATTGCAACCACGGCAAAGGGCACGGCGGGCGGCGTAGCATCTCTGGGCACGGACGGCAAGGTGCCTGCAAGCCAGTTGCCGGAGATCAGCTCCGTCAAGACCTACACCGCCACCATCGGAACTACGTGGGTGGAGGATGAAAACACCGGCGTCAAGACACAAAGTGTTGCCATTGCCGGGGTGACGGCCCAGAACACGGCACTGGTGGACCACGCTTATACGGGGGCGGGGACTTCTGACGATTACGCTGCGTTCGTGGAGGCGGAGAACCAGTACCTCAACTGTATCACCAACGGCTACGCCGAGACCTATAACGGCGGCATCAAGTTTACCATCTTCGGTGATGCCAACACGGTGTCTATCCCCATTGTTGCGGAGGTGAGCTGATGGGCAGAGTGATTTTGAGCGGGGCGAGTAAAGGCATGACCAAGCCAACCGTAGGAGCGCCTATTTCGGAACTTGCAGTTGGCTCCCCAGTCAGACTAAGCGTGAATGGCACCGTAACTGATTTTCTGATCGTTAATCAGGGTATCCCTTCTAATTCCATCCTGTATGACAGCTCCTGCAACGGCACTTGGCTGCTGATGAAGAACATCTACGAGAACCGTGTCTGGCAGAGCGGAAATATCAACAAGTACGAAAGCAGCGACATCCACACCTACCTGAACAACACGTTCCTGAACCTGTTTGAGAGCAATATCAAAGACGCAATCAAGCAGGTCAAGCTCCCGTATCGCAAGAACAGCGGTTCTGGCGGCACTGACCAGAGTGGTGCGAACGGTCTACTCTGCAAGATTTTCCTATTGGGTGGTTATGAGGTTGGCTTCACGACCAGCGACAGCGAAGACTTCCCGGTGGACGGTGCGAAGCTGTCCTACTTTACGTCTGGGACCGGCACGTCCGCTAACAACAAGCGTATTGCGTACCTGAACGGCTCGGCCGCCGCCTGGTGGCTCCGCTCCCCGCGCGCCAGCAATGCCGCCAGCGTGTGGGGCGTCTATACCAATGGCGACTCCTTCAGCAGCAGCGCAGTCAACTCGCGCGGCATCCGCCCCGCTTTGATTCTTCCCTCTACACTCTCGGTCAATAAAAACGGGATGGTGATTGCCTAATGGGACACTGTTTATTTTTGCGGAAGGGCGAGGTGCATACGGCACCGGTTACATACAAGGCGAACTTTGCGGATAATACGTGGGAACAAATCATTGATGCTTGCCACAAGAACAAGGTTCCAGCTACTTGGGCGGTGGGCAACCAGAAGCCCATGACCATCAACGGAACGGCTTATGCTATCGACATTATCGGCAAGGGGCATGACGATTATGCAGACGGTTCCGGCAAGGCTCCGCTGACCTTCCAGCTGCATGACTGCTACGCGGACAGAAAGATGATGAACGGTGGCAACACCAACAGCGGCGGCTGGACGAGCTGTGACATGCGAAGCACACACCTGCCCGCCATTCTGGCGCTGATGCCAACGGAGGTACAGAACGGCATCCAAGAGGTGAATAAGCTAACCTCGGAGGGTTCCCAGAGCACCACCATCAGCACCACGGCGGACAAGCTATTCCTGCTGAGCGAGATCGAGATTTTTGGTAACATCACCTATTCTGCAAGCGGCGAGGGCACACAATACGCCTACTATAAGGCAGGCAACAGCAAGGTGAAGAATTACAACGGTAGCGCGAACTACTGGTGGCAGCGCTCTCCACGCATTGGCAACTACACGAGTTTCTGCGCGGTCAGCAACAGCGGCCTCGCCGACTACATCAGTGCGAATGATGTGTATTGCATATCTTTTGCCTTCTGCTTTTAAAAAAGCCGGAGGTCAATCCTCCGGCAGGCCCCACAGGGCTTCCGACGCGTTCTGCTGGGCGACGACTTTACGCTTGAGTTCGTCCAGCTCGTCCAGAAGTTCTACGGTCATGTAGTAGAGTTCTTCATAGGCTTGGCGCTGTGCATCGGTCATGTTGACCACCTCCTTTGAGGGGATGATACCACAGAGGCCGGGTCGAAACGCGTCGGAATGTGGGGCAACAACAAATTAAAATCGGTTGAAGATTCAACCGAAAAAATGAAAGGGGTATACATTATGGAAAAGAAGTTTGCTGAGATCATCAACGAGGGCTGCAAGAGCGGCAAGACCATCGAGGCCATCAACAAGGAGCTGAAGGAGGCGGGGGCCAACTTCCACCTGAATCCTGACGGCGGCGTGGCCAACTGGACCGAGGCTGAGATGGCCGAGGGCTTTATCCCCGCAGAGACCGAGCCGGAGGACGTGAAGCACCTCCACGATTACATGCGGCGTGACCCCGCCAAGGCCAACACCGAGGAGGAGGTTTGGACGCCGGAAGGCCATTACCGTATTACCTTCGACGAGGATGGTCGTCCTGAGAAGGCCGTGCGGGTGTGACCACCGAAAGGAGGTACACAATGAACGCTTTACACATCAAAAACACGGTGTTGGCGGTGCTGGCTGCGGCTGGCTCCGCCATCGCCCAGGCTCTGGGGGGCTGGGATATGGCGCTGAAAGTGCTGATCTGTTTCATGGTGCTGGACTACGCCACCGGCTGGATGGTAGCAGCCATCTGGCATAAGTCCAGCAAGAGCGGCACCGGGGCGCTGAGTTCCGACGCCGGGTTCAAGGGGCTGGCGAAAAAGTGCGTCATGCTGGCGCTGGTATGGATGGGGGCATTACTGGATCAGGCCACATCCAGCGATTTTGTGCGGGACGCAGTGTGTATGTTTTTCATCGCAAACGAGGGGCTGTCGATTTTGGAGAATACGGCAGTGATGGGGGTCCCCTACCCGGCCTTTGTGAAGAATATGCTGGATGCTATCCGCCAGGCCAGCGATCAGGGGAAACAGAATACGGAGGCTCACACATGAGCACGAGAGCGGGCACCGTCCCGCTCTCCGACCTACAATTCATCAAGATTTATTTCAACCGGAAGCGTCTCCGCTCCACCACGGCCAACCTGAAAAAGATGCTGGCGGAGGCGGGCGGGGACGCTATCTGCAATGGTTCCATTTTCCTGCGGAACCAGACCCCGGCCTGCCATTTGAAGGCAGACGGGCAGACCCGCAAGACCCCCAATTACCGGGCGTGGGCCATCAGCTGGAGCACCCCGGCGGACTTCGGCGTGAAAACCGTGCCCAATGGGGACCGGAATTACATGGAGTGCGTTCACCTCATCATCGGCGGGAAGAAGATCAGCCCCATCCACTGCGGAGCGGATATGCGCTACCGCGCCCCTCGGACGGCCCTCGGCACCAAGAACGGGCGGTTTGCCTACTATGTGAGCAAGGACCGGCGGACGCCGGAACAGCTGCGGGATTTGCTGGCCGCGTCCGGCTGGGACAACGCCATCATGATGGATGGCGGCGGGTCTACTTGCTTCATGGACAAGAACGGCAAGGGCTTTACCGGGGACGGGCGGGTAATCCCGTTCTTCCTCGTCTGGAAACTGAAAAGCGGGGATGCGTGTGAGCCGGAAGGAGAAAAACCCATGGTAGAGATCAACGCCTATTCCAAGGCGAAGGACGGCGGCAAGAAGCTGTCCACAAACTTTAAAGTGAAAGAATTTGCCTGCAAGGACGGCTCTGACGCCGTGCTGGTAGCCCCCCGGCTGGTGATGGTTTTGCAGAGCATCCGCAGTCACTTCGGCGCGGCTGTGACCATCAACAGTGGGTATAGGACGCCGCAGTACAATACCAAGGTCGGCGGCGTGGCCCACAGTCAGCACTGCTACGGAACGGCGGCGGACATTACCGTGCGGGGGCAGAAGCCGGCAGCGGTGGCGGCCTACGCCCGGAAGATTATGCCGGACTGGGGCGGCGTGGGGATTTATGGCAGCTTTTGTCATATCGACGTGAGAGAGACCAA